TGATGGCACGCTGGCAATCGAACCCGAAACCGCCGCCGAATTAGCAGACGCTTTTCAGTTAAACGGTCAAGATTATAACGATTTCGTTAATCTGGCTGCCAATGCTTTTACTGAGTTAGGGGGATCTCCCAATGATTCTTATTCCCTCAGTGAAGGCATTCATGCTGAACCCGTTGTCACCATGAATGCTGACATCGGACTCCGTGCCGAATTTGAAGCCCTCAAGGAACAGCAAGCTATTGGTGAAACCCTCCGAGCTATCGAACGGCAATGTGATCAGATGATTGCCGCTGGGATTTTAACAACCCATGAGCGCCGACTGCTGATTGGAGAATTTGAAACGGGTCAAGATCGGACGGCTCAATTTTCCTCGGCTTGTGAAGGGTTAAGCGTCCCACCGGGTCAACAGTTAGATCGTCTGCAATATTACCTTTATATTGCCAACGCTCGCGGCCCTATCGCTCAATTTGGACAAATGGCTAACGACCCGATTGACACAGACTTCTCCCATGAAGATGTGCAGTCCATTCAATCATTCCGCACCCGCAATGGATACGTTTAGGAGTAACAAATGAAAGTAACCCGTTTTTATTCAGACCCCCCAGTTATCGCGGTTAATACCAATACCGAAGCCGCGTTTTCTTGCTGCTTAGAGGAGTCGGACATCCCATCTATTGCAGGATCTAAATCCGTTCCTGCGGGTGTTTTTCTTGCTAAGAAATCTACAGGCGGTCATCGTCCTTTAGGTCGGGCTAAGATTCTCGCTCCCTATGTTTCCGGCGAAACTGTTGTAATTGTGGAATGCCCCCAGGTTTTCAAGATTGGAGATGTACTTCGCTACATTGCAGCACCAGGGGTTTCACGGTACACAGAAGAAACCGCTATTCGTGCAGCTACAGCCCCGCTATTTGGGACTGTGACGGGTATTGATTCTTTGACTCAAAGACAAGTTACAACCGTTACCTTTGCTTCGGTTGCTGTTGGCAATATCTTTACCGTTTCCATCAATGACGCTCCGATTTCATTCGTTGCCACGGCTGCATCAAATCAGAACGTTGCCGATGGTCTAAAAGCGGCTATCACCAAAGCACAATCTGGGTCTTCTCCCTTAGAAGAAATCCGAGTAACAACTCCGGGCGGTGTTTTGACACTGACTACAGACCAGGAAGGAATCATCTTTACCACGGCTGTAACGGTAGCTCAGGGCGTTGCTAACACTTTAGGGACTGCGGTTGCTGATGTGACCACTGCAATCGGAACCTTGACGATCACCCCTCAAGGTGGTAACGCCTCCCTAGCTATTGGAGCCAAGATCGGCACGATTGGGGATGTTGTTGTCGGAGTGTTGAATAGCACTATCTCGCTCTATGACGGAGATCAGTTTATCGCTCCATACTCAGGTGGTGTCGTTTATATTAATGCGTTGCCATACATTGACGGTGACATCCAAAGCCAACTGCCGAAACTAACTTTTATTCCTTAACGGAGGGACTTGATTAATGTATATTGCAGATTTCTTAAATAACGTATCGGCTGCACAGGTTCAACTCCTGTATAACGATACTTTTCAATTCTTGATTGACCCAGATAAAGAATCCCTCCTACAACGGATGGGCAAAAAACCCGACCCCGGCGTTCTGAGTCAATACAAACTGATGGATGATTTTGTCACCCTTGAGTTTTCCGATGACCCTGATGTGTTGGCATATCTTGTTAAACAAAACCTAGCAATCGCTTCCGTGATTTCCGTTGATGGTGAGGTTGTCTCAACGGGTGCAGGAAGTCTAATTAAGTTTGATGGAGACTTCTTTAAGCTGGCGATCGCCCACAACTGGGATGAGAAAAAGCAGGAGCAAATGCTGAAGTTTAAACGGATGTTACCGGGCAATATGTCCCAGACATTCATTGATATGCTTTACGGCTCCGTCGCTAGTTTGCAGCCACGGGTGATCAAACTAGCCAACGTCTTAACTTGGCAAGTTTTACAGTCGGGTCAAGTTAGTTATACCGACCCCCGATCCGGTGTAACGGCTAAATTGGCTTATACCACTACAGCCGATCAGTATCCTACAGCCTTATCTGGGACGGCTAAATGGGATGCTTACACTACAGCCACAGGGTTGCAGGATATTGAAGATCACTTACTCAACTTCTACGACAAGAAAGGATATTACCCCGACAAGATTGTGATGTCTAATCGGTTGGCTATCCATTTAAGCCGTCAAGAATCAACCCGTAACCGAGCGTTATCTACTGGGATGTTGTCTAATGTTCCGGCTGCGGGTGTGGCTAGTGCCGTTTCCCCTGAGATTCTAATGCGGGTTGTCCCTCAACTGGCAATGTCCAAAACTCAATTAGAGATTTACGATGCTCAGTATGAGATCGAAACCGCGCCGGGTCAAACGGTCAAAGGTCGTTACCTGAATGACAATGCCTACTGTTTCCTGACTGCTGGCATGGGCAAAAGATTATTCGGCCCCACGATTGAGAATGAAGGGAGATCGGGTTTATTTGTGAAGACTGAACAATTGCAAACATCCCCACCCCGTGACCGTTCCTACTGCGTTGGCAAAATGGTTCCTTTCTTCCCACAGCCTGACTTATTAGGAGGTCGGACAGTCGCATGATAGATACCACTAGACCTGTAAAACTTCTCAAAATGGCGGTCAATCGAGGGAATATCTATCACCCTCGAATCTATAACCCTGGCGAATTACCAGAGGAAGTGTTAGCACGGGTTGATATTTTGCAACAGGATGAACCAAAAAACCCTGATGCAGTATTAACCCCAACTATCAATAACTCGGACGTGAAAGTTGAGAATAGCATCTCATTCTCGGTAGAAGCTCCGAGTACAATTCCCAAAGCCTTTCCCACTGAAACCGTTGTTGTTGGTGCTGTTTTACCCAAAACAGATATTAATAAAGCCACGATTGACGAGCTTTCTAAATTGCCAGGTGTTGGTGCTGCGATCGCCACTAAACTTGACAAAGCACGGGAGCAACAACCCTTTACCTCTGTTGAGGATTTAGATACAAGAATCCCACTTAGAGGGAAGTCTTGGGACGAATTAAAAGAATCTATTTTGATCCAATGATTTACACAACTCCTGACCGCATAGCTCGAATATTAAGAGGGAGGCTTGAACTCAGTACAACCGCGTCGGGTGTTCCCTTTGGATCTAGCTTTGGTGCTAAGGAAGTTGACCTGGAATTGTTGGATCAAAAAGGCAGTCAAATTGAGGCTCAGGTAAATTCAATTCTTAACTTTGTTTATGAGTTGCCAATACCTTCAAATGCCCGCGATGCCTTACAGATTATTAGTTCTATTGTTGAGGATTTGACGGTCGCTTCCCTTGCTGTGGTGCATTTTCAACAGATGCAAAACCCACAAATGGGGGGAGATATGGGATTTGGGGCCATCCTTTACCGGAATGCTTTGTACACCCTTAGACAGTATGTAGCGGGTTATCAATTAGATTTCAACATCCCTGGTTTACCTCCTCCTATGGTTAACCCGATGATGCCAACACAAACCTTGAAGTTGCCCGGCGTTAAGTTGAAAGTTTTGACCCCAGGAACATATACCCGTCAAACCACAATTGTTGCTCAAAAGAATCCCTGCCAAGCTGATAAAATTAATTGGAGTTAAAAAGAAAAATTAATTATGATCAATGCTTTTGTAGATAGAGCGCCGTTAAATGGATTTATATTAGAAAGACAGAGGACAATCCCCGTCACTGTTACAGTAACGGGGACGGGGTTAACGGGTGGGAAACTTAAATTCGTAGCTAAAGATTTGATTGCTTTGCCCGACTTAGATGATTCCCGATCTAAGATTGTTAAGACTACCCCGACTCAAATTGTTGTTGATACTGAAGCTAGTAATAGTCAAAGGATTGTGGCTCGATTTGATATAGGGCCGTTAGACACTAATGCGTTAACAGTTGATACCCTTTATTGGGGGATTCAGTTTGAAACTTCGGGCGGTGTGATTCCTTTTAATGAATTACAAGGGATTCTAAAGATTGAAAATGATCGGGTTAAAACTTTAGTTTAAAGGTGTGAGGATAGAATGATTGACTTTCCAACTTTGTTTCCGAGTCTTGTTAAATACATCCCGAACTGGATGGAAAAGTTCTATCCTCGCATAGCACAATTCGCACGGGGCGAGGGATATCCCTGTGGCAATAAAGGGGTTTTTATCCCGCGTCGTAATAAGTGTTGGACGCATCCCAAAACGGGTAATAGACTCAAGCAACCTCTGACTTATCAGAAATATCAAGAGGCTAAAGAGAAATCCCAGAAAAGCCGAACTGAGAAGGGTAGAACGGCATTAGCTAATCGTGAGCAATCTTTTAGAGATAAGGCACGGGAGAAGGTGAAGGGATGGCAAAAGAATAAGCCACAGGAAGAAGTTAAGCCAACTCCTCAAGTTATTGATATTCCATCGGTAGATAAACCTATTAATTTTGAAGAAACGAAGGGAATTGTCGGGCGTTTAATTAATGGCGATATTACGGCTAAAGAAGCTAAAGTACATTATGAACGAGCAAAAAATAGTGAGAGCTTATTAAAACAGGATTTAGGAAAATTAAAGAAAGATGAGTTAAAAGGATATTATGGCGGTCATGTTTGGAGTGACACAAAGAAAGGCGATCTAGTTGATAAAGTATATGGCTCAATATTAGATAATTTCAATTTATCCGGTGGCGTTAGATATGACCCCATGGGTGGCAAAGATGCCTATAGAAAAGGATTAGATAAAGCTGTTGATACAAGTTTAACAGATGAAAATATTCAAACGCAAGCAAAGGAAACTAGGTCAAGGAGAGAAGCTCGAAAAGCAGAAATAGATAAAATTAAAAAAGCAATTGACGACCCGCAAACCTTAGAAGATTTTGAAACTAAAGGGAAATATGCAAGGGATAAAACGTTAACAACCGATCAACAGCGTCGTTATGATCAGTTGGTTACTGATGCTAATAAACAGAAAAAAGGTGAGGAGTTAGAACAGAAATCTATAGTTTCCGGTGTTAATAAAGAAGGGATTAAAATGTCCCTACAAAAAACAACCCATACCAAAAAAGGACATGATCTCTATGTGGCTACTCTGGATGGAAGGGTAGAGAGAAATACTTATGATGAGCTAAACAGTAGGGCCAAACAAATGGGCGGCTATTACTCATCATACAAAGGGGCTGGTGCTATCCCTGGTTTTCAGTTTAGGGATGAAGAAACCGCTAACAAGTTCATGTCACTAGAGGAAGTAAAATCGGGTAGTGTAGAACAGAAAAAGGAACAACAACAATCAAATAATGCCGAACGTTTACGCAGTTTAGCTAAAAAAACAGAGGATTCAGCTAACGAGGTCTTAAATCAAGATCGGTTAACGAACACATCTCGACGTGCGAGTATGGCTGATTCGATTGAATCAAGAGCTAGGGAAGACTTAAAAACGGCTCAAACCCTTGTTAACATTGCCGACGCTTCCGAGAAGGGCGAAATAAAATACCTAGATAAAATAGTTCATAAATCACAAGTTAAGCAATTAGATGATCTTTTAAACGCGGGTCACTACGCACGAATAACAGAACACAATAAAAACAATAAAAATGACCGATTAAGTTACGGACAGAGTGATGTTCCTATTTCAGATGAAAGTATTGATTATGTTAAATATCCCCATCCAAGTATTCACAAAGAAAATGCGCTTGCTATGGCAAACGAGTTAAAAAATGTACCAGGGCTTAAAAAAATAGCTCAAGATTTATCTTCTCGGTGGAAAGCTATTGCGAACAGCGAAACAGAGCATCAGGTGAAATTTGAAGGAGAGGATGGGATTAAACAAGTTGAAGATTTGATCTCAAAAGCCAAAACCAAAAAAATGCAAATAACTGGAACTACTCGATGGCGAATTGAACAACTAGAAGAAGATATGAGAAACCATAGACGTTTACAAGCTATGGATATCACAAATGATTCTGAACTTAGAACCGCATT